CCAGACTTTGAATTATGTCTGACATCCTCAGCGATTAGGCTGTGAAGTCGAAGACACCGAAGGCGAGGGGGTTGTAGACGCAGAGTCCAGCAACCGCTTCAATCATACGGGCTTCACCACCACCATTGTTCGTCAGCGAGGTAACGCCAGCGACATTACCACCATAACGCACTTCGACTTGGTCGAACGGGATGACATAACCAGCGAAGGTCGAGCCAACACCAGCGGTGGCGTTGAGGTAGTGGGACGGGTGGAGGCGTAACTTACCGAAATCGCCCTCGAAAACATCAACCGAAGAGATGTAGGACGAGGAGTCCGACTCACGATTGAGGGTGCGGATGGCGGTCATCGGGGCTGTGCCTGTGCCTTGGGCTGTTGTGAAGACGAGGTTCGTGAAGGCTCTCTTGAGGGCTGTGCCGACCAGAGCGTCATAGTCTCTGTATTGACCAGTCTGGGAGTAGATGCCTGTCAGAACATTCTGGACAACGGACTCGGTGAGGGCGGCTGTGCCGACTGTCGTGCGATTGGCTGTCGGGGTCTGGAATGTCGAGGCGATAGGCAGAACAGCGTCCTGTGTGCCAGCACCAGCGGCTTGAAGCCACTTGTGGAGACCACGGGTGAGGTACGGGACTGTGCCGTTGTCGGCTTGAGCACCATTGTTGGAGCAGAGGGTGACTTCCATATCACGCTTGAGGGCTTGGATGCCCTTAGCGACATTGTTAGCGAGTTCATCACGAACACCAGCGACAGTCGTGATATCCTGCGTAAGCGGGGAGACACGGACGGAGCGTCTGAAGATTTGGATGTAGTTGCTGAGTTCAGCACGATAGGTGGTAGCACCATCCTTGACATAGTTGTCATAGGTGGAGACATCCGTACCATCGACTGTGCCAGTCATCTTAGGAGTCGGCAGAGAGTCGGCTTGCCATCTGAAAAGGGTATTGCCAGGCTTGCTACCCTTCTTCGCCATAGAGGTGAAGGGGGTGTCCTTAGCGTCAACCAGCGAGATGAGGTCAGCGAGTTCTTCTCTCTTACCAGACGAGAAGGAGGGTTCTGTTAGATTAGCCATATTAGTATATAGGGTTTAGGGGTTGATTACAGGAATCGGTTAGCGATTATAGACGAAAGGTCATCACGATTTTGCGAAACAGTAAAACGCTTCTTGGCGGCTTGGGCTGACGCATCCCTTTGGGGGACACGGGCTGGGGACGCTGAAGGTCTCGGCTGGGACGGGGCTTTTACAGGAGTACCAGAGGACTTAGCCTTGGCTTCACGGGCGTTTACGCCACGGATGTAATCTCCTACCACCATCTTATAGTCGGGGAACTTTTGGATTTCTGGGAAGTGCTTGATAAAGGATTCTGCAATTTGTCTTTCCTTTGCAGACTTGTCCTTCCACCAAGGGTATTCTTTGGTCGCTACTTGCTCCATTTGATTGAAGTTCTGTAGGTACTGCATACGCTTCGGGAGGTGTTCCTCAAGGGCATCAAGGGCTTTAATCTTGATGTTTCGGACTTCCTCAGCGGAATACTCGGTCTCAGAGCCATCTTTGTTCGTGACTACTGCACCATCGGGGTTTAATTCACACCAGCGTCTGATTTGCTTGGCTTGGTCAGCCTCTCGGTTGACTTCGTCTAGCGTAGACAGGTTAGCGTAGGGATTGTCGGCAGTAGGAATCTGTGCTGGCTTGGTAGCCTCTTGCGACAGTCTTTCCACTTCTTGCCTAAGTCTTTCCACTTCTGCTTCAGCCTCCCTGCGTTTGGCAGAGAGTTTATCGATGCGTTTCTTAACACCTTTGGGCAACCCACGCTCAATCTCATCGTCTTCGGACTTGGTTTCTTCGGTTTCCTCGGAGTCCTCGACTTGGTCTTGGTCGTTAGTTGTTTCGGTTTCTTGTGAATGAACATCATCCTCAGAGGTCGCTTGAGCCTCCGAATCACCGATTTCTTCTGCGGGTGACTCCGCACTCGATTCCTTACCACCTAGGAACGAATCGCTAACTATGTCAGCGAGTTTACTGATATCGAAGGGAGTGGATGTACCTTCGGGAGTCGTAGCGTTATTTTGTGCCGTGCTAAGGTCGGCTTGATTATCTGTATTCATTAGATATAGGTCTAAAGTCCTTATAGGTTATGGCAGGGTGTTATAGTCCCAGAACTATTGGTCAGTTACTGCTTTAGATTTCTCTTAGCAATTACTAAATTGATTAGATACCATTTTCCGACGGATTATGCTCCTCGGAGGGTCTTCCTTGGTCACGCAGGATTTCTTGGCGTGTGTTGATGAGAATGTCCTTGAAAGACGAGAGGGCATCAGCCCTTCCGCAATGCCAAGCCCTGTCCTCACCCTTGTTCTCTTTAGAAAAGGCGTTTGCAGTCTCAGCCTCAATGGAAGCGTCCAGCAGAAGGTGGACGGCTTTCCAGAGGTCGCTGTGCTTATCGAACGAGAAGCCTACAATGATTTCTTGAGGAAGCATTACTGCATCATCCCTTCTTGTTCGGCTTGGGCTTCTTCAGCCGCTTGCATCTGCTGTTGCATCTGGTCACCAGCCTGTTGAGCAACAGGGGTCACGCCAGTACGACCAATCTGCTTGTTCTGCTGTTGGCTGACGGACATCTGGAGATTCTTCATATAGTTCTCAAGGAGAGAACGGAAGTGCGGGTCAGACTGCATCGACTGCTGTGCCTTCGGGTTCTTACCCATAATGTCTTGGAGGTACTGCAACTTGGTCGGGGCAGACGGGTCGTTCTCGACATAGTTGGCTTCGTTGCCAAGCATCATCAATCCTAGGTCAGACTGAATCTCCTTATACAGCAACTGGGAAGCCGTGCCTGTGTTGATGATGAGTTCCTTAGCCTTATCTGGGTCAATAGCCTCGATAGCCGCCTTGACCAACTTGTTCTTGTCGATGACACCGCCAGCATCCAGAGGCAGAACGAACTGCGTGATAGCCTTGAGTTTTTCGATGACGAAGTTGGTGTCGAGTTCTCTGACATCGTACTTCACTTGGAAGTCAAACATCGAGGAGATAGAACTGATGTTCTGGGGAAGTGGCTTGCCTGTGATGGACTCGATATCAGACGCTTCCATATACTGAAGCATCAGCGAGAATGTCATCGAGAACGCTTCGCTCCAGACATCCAGCCAGTTGTTTATAATGAACTGCTGAGTGGTCTGTGTACGCTGAGGCATCACATTCGGATGCGGGAGACCAAAGTACATAGCGTGGTTCATTTCGACTCTGTCAACGAGGTTGAACGCTGTGTTAGTTTCGCCTGTAGGAGTCGGCATAAACTTGTAGTCATCAGCACTCGTAACAGGAAGATGAATTCCGGGGGCAATTCTATTTATACCACCATATCGCTTCTTAACGAGAACAGGTGGCAGGGTCGTGAAAGCGGTGCGGTCACGGATGGCATCGTGCTGTGCCTTGATTTCTTCTTGGTCGGTGACAGCGACTTCGGGGACACCTCTGGACTCCACGATGGCTCTGCGTGTGCGTTCTCTGCGGAAGACAACGAAGGGATACTTGTTGTGGGCGTATCCAAGAATGCCGTGAGAAGCGAACACTTCTGAGCCAGACTGAGGCGAGAAGATTGTCTGGTAGATGCCTTGGATTCCGTTTTCATCGATATTGCGGGAGTACGCATAAACGAGTTCAATGAGGTTGTCGCTACGCTTGACTTGGTAGTTAATCAAGGCGGCGGCAGGGAGAAGGTTCGGGTCATTGAATTGCGACTGCATACCAGCGGTATTGACAGCCTGTTCAACGAACTCGTCAGACCATTCCTCAATTTGAGCCATCGAGCGAAGTTCGACTTCAGTAACGAAGGTGCGTCTGAAGACCACACGGGCTTTCTGGATGTCGATGGTTTCGGGCGGGAACGAGATTTCATCGTAGGGCTTGAGAGCAACCAGACAGGGTTGGTTCTTAGCCACGAAAATTTCGGGGATGAAGGCAGTTCCTTCCTCACGCAGTTCACGGATAGCCTTCTTTACATCCTTGGGCTTAACAGCCTGTAGGTACTGCATAATCAAGTCTACAGCATAGTCTTCCTGTTCGGGAGACATAATAGCGGCTGGCAAGTCCTTGATGGCGGCTTCGGGGTTTTGCTGGACAGCCATCTGCACCATCTGCACGATTTCGTCCATTCGGATTTGCTGGTGGCGTGTACCCATTTCCTGTTCCCAGAAGATGTGCAAGCCAGACCAGCCGTACTGGGTGGTGTACTGAGCAAGGAGTTCCGCTTCCTTACGCAGTTCTGAACGAAGGCGTGACTCCAGTAGCCAACTCATAAGGATATTAGAGGTTGCGGAGGCTTCTGAGTCACTAAATTCTGTACCCTTGACCTTGATTTGGCATCGGTCAAAGGTGGTCATCATCATCGCTACAAGTTCGTTGATGGTTCTATCGACTAGGCGGCAACGGACATCCGATGCACCTTCAAAGGGGAAAGCGGGTTGACCTTCGGGCAGATTCTCGCTGTGCTTCTTGCCGTCATCGGTCTGACCAGCCCATCGAGCGAGACGGATATCATCGTTCTCAGCGATGTTGGCGGTGTTGCCGCCATTCTGCGTGGAACGCTGGTATTCGCTATA